GGATGCTGGCCTACCAGCGGATCAGCAACGAAGTAAGTGATAAAGCCTGCAACTGGGTTGTTGCCGCTTGTATCGATACGCGAAGTCACATACGACAGTTCGCTAATTGCTGTCAGAGTCAGACCAGACGTAACCAAGCCAGCCGAAGCAACCGACAGGTTGTTAGCAATAGCAGCAGGGGTAGCCGTACCAGAATTTACGCCGGTAGTACCAATATCGATAGAGCCAGCGCCAGCGGTAACAATGTTCACCGAAAGGACAACAGCGCCAGCAGGGAGAATTAGGTTCGCGCCGTCTTGCTCAATTAGAACATTAGCGGATTCGGATGCGTCAGGGATGTAGAACTGTGCAGCCATTACGCCGGAGCCACAGTATGCGGTGCGAGTTGTGTCGCCGCCGCCCGAACGCCAAATGCTTTGGGTGGTAGAGAGAGCCATGTTTTTCCTCATGCGGTTAGGCGCGTCAATCTGCATGAAGTCAGGCCGGGAGCCTGTTTGACGTGCCGGATAATCCCCGGAATACCTACTTTATATACTACAAAAACGGGGGCGTAAAGCCCCCGTTTTCTATTACGCGCCTTGCGAGCCGTACATGCCCAGCGGGTCAGACCAGCCGAACGAGTAACGCTCACGAGCCTTGTAACGGACGTTGCCGGTATCAAAGTCACCGTCCATCGAGTTCGCCAGCGGCGTACGAACAAAGTGCTTCATGCCGTTTGGAACGTCAGTGGTCAGGAACCATGCGTTTGTGTCGGTCAAGAAGTGGTTGATCGTAAAGCCTTCTGGAATCGAACCGTTGTTCTTCAGTGCGTTGATGTCGTTGTCGTTAGTGCCGACGCGGAGTTCGGTTTCCAACAGACGAGTAGCAACGAACTGGAGTGACGGAGGAACGATCAGCTTTTTAGGCTTAGCTGCGATCAGCAGGCTACGTTCATCAGTCCATGCAGCGATCTGAATCACAGCATTTTCCAACGAAGTTTCGTTCAGGTCAGCAGGGGTCGAAGGGATATTCGAGTTAGTGCCGCCAGAAACGAGTGGGTGGTTGTTAGCAAACAACGCCTTACCATCGCCGCCCGGATATGAAGCCGAGAAGCCATTGTTCAGGACGTTAGCTGCCTTAACCTGCTTGGTGTACGACATAGCACGAGCCAGCGCCTTGGTATAACGAGCCGACAGGCTGTCATACAGGTTATCTTCGATGGCCTCTTCGGTCAGCGAGAAACCCAGAGCGATGGTTTCGTGGTTGTATCGAGCAGTCCATGCTTCTTGCGCATTATCGTACGCAATTGCAGAACCTTCGTTTTTCACCGGAGCTGCCGAGAAGCCGGACAGCTTGGTTTCCTCTTCGAACGAACGCTCGGAACTCTCGGTTTCGTAGATTTCCTTGTGTTCTTCGCCGTAACGAGCATACTCCAGACCGAACAATGCGTTCAAGCCGGGGAGCAGCTCTTTCAGTAGTTGTGCGCGTGAAATAGCCATGATTTAAGCTCCCTTATACGTTGTCAGGACCGTTCGGGTTGAGGTACGAATGTCCGCCAGCCAGAGTTACCGACGCGGTTTCAGCCGTGAAGTCGATAGTAATAGTTGGATATGGAGCATTCCACTTAACAATAACTTCGCTGTAGTTGCCGCTGGCGTCGGTAGTCTCTTCTACAAGACCAACAACACGGAACGGAAGCGACTGCGTAGTATTGTTACCCGAGTCATAAGCACCAATGTTCGAGTTACCCGAAATGGTGGTGTTCGAAGCTGGCTGCGAAATAGCGAGGTTATCGCCCAAAATCGTACCCGAAATCGGGGTGATTGTGGTCGAAGTAGCACCGCCGGTCACAGCAACCTTGAACAGCTGATCAGGGTCATCTGCCACGTAAGCGACGATATTCGAAGCAACAACACTGCCCGGATACGAGTTAGCGAACAACAGCTGACCTGTAGATGGGTTAGTGTAGCTGCAACCAAGGAACACACCTGTCACGCCTTGCGCCGTAACAGTAGTAGTGCCCGCTTCTTTAACAATAGTGCCGCCATCCAGACGAACGATGTCGCCGTTATAGATAGCAGTACCGTAGTTGCTTGCAATCGGGAGTTCACGAGTTTGGCCCGCGAACACCTGACCGCCGATCAGATTGATCGGTTTTAGCCCGTATGGGGCATTTACAGTCGGATAAGCCATGTTTTACTCCAAAATTTAGTTAGCCTTTACCGAACGTCGTCGTAGACTTCCTCTCAGAGAAAAGAGGCATACGAGCGTCGTTCTCGCGCATGAAGCTATTGTCAATTGCATTAGTCTGAGCTTGAGTCTGGTTGGCGTAATAATCATTACGCTGTTTTACAAACTCTTCAGGCGTCTTGCACAACAACAGCCCACCGATCTCAATATTCTCGCCGAAGCGACTATTAGGATCGATTAGCAGTTTAAACTTCGGTTGTTCCGAGACTTTTACGGGCTCCCAGCCTTCGCGTAACTTGCCTGACAAGTTGCGGGGGTCTGCATTGCCTAGTGTCGAAACACGTATCCACCTGTACGCAAATCCGGCCTGTTTATCAGGTTCCGGCAAAGTTTCCGCAGGGGCCCACTGCTTAGGACGTTCCTGTTGCGCACGGTTTTCCAATTCTCTAGTAAGACGGTTCTCGCTCATAATCAGCTCCCTTGTAATTTAAGGACTTCGCGGGCGTATTGCTCCGGAGTCAGTTTGAACTTCTTTGCCAACGCTGCTTGTGTGGACGTTAGCCTGACTTGCTTCGGAGCCGTGCTCCGCTTAGCTGACGCTACGACGGTACTCGGCTTACTCTTCTGAGGCTGTTGTACCTCATCACCAAAGGCTTCAGGGAACCGCTTGCGTATCGTGTCGTCGATGCGCTTGTAGTAATCGTCAGAGCCGAGATACTCAGCGCCGTACAGACGATACAACTTACGGTGTAGTCCCTTTGCGGCGTCTGTCATCTCCTCGTCCTTTTCGAACCAATTGGAGTTGCGACGCTGCCATTCCGCAAATTTCGGGTCAACAGGTCTTTGTTCCTGTTGAACTTGCGGGAGTTGTACCTCAGTTTCAGGCTCTTGTAAAGTGGGTTTAAAGTTTCTTGTGCGATCCAACTTCAACGACGCCTGCACTAGGGCTTCCTGTGCCTCAACTAACTTCTCAGCGTCGCCTGAGTCATACGCTTCCCGGTAGTTCCTTTTCGCCACTTCAACGTCAGTTTCAGCTGCCGCTTTGACCGTTGCGATGTACTCCTGCTCGCCAGACGAGAGGGTAGCCTTGAGGCGCTTGTTCTCCTCAAGGATGCCTTGAGCTATCCGTAAAGCTTCTTCTTGCTCACGCAGGGCTCTTTCTTTCTCCCGGCGCTCATCATGCCAAGCCTTCTTATACTGTTTGAACCGGCTGACTACTTCCTCGGGGTAATCCCCGCCGTCCTCCGGTTTTTCTAAAGAGTTAACAATATCGGCGGGAAGTGGCTCCTTACCACGGTCTTCTTCAGGGGTGTCGTCTTCAATCTCAACGACAAAATCGTCCCCATCGTCCTGCGCCGTAGTTTCCTCGACCTCGTCGGGGAACTTGTACTCGTTTTGCTCCATAGGCATGGTGGTCTCCTTATGCTCGTGAAATACCGCGTGGGTCTTGGACAACACCCTCCACCGAGTCATCATTAATTAGACGGAACTCCCGCCCATGAATCTTCAGTCTGGTGCCGCTGTTAGGCCGCGCTAAGATGAAATCCCCCTGCTTACACCAAGGGCCGCTAGGGAACCGCTTATCATCTTTGTAACAGTCTGGCCCAAGTTTCACGACAAAGAAGACCGTGCTAAGGACTTCCTCGTAATGCTTGGTCTGGTCTGCCTTTAGCAGACCGCTGTCGTACTTATCGTCAATCTCCGGGATAGCGACAAGGATGTGGTACCCAGCCGGTTCCGGAAGTTGTGCTGCTTTCTCTTCTGCGGTTTGTGGCAGGGTTGACACCTCACCGCTTTCTGTAGCGATGGCTAGTTCAGTCATCTGAATACTCCAAGTGTTTTGCGAGGTCGACTATGTAAGACTCAACTGCGGTGAGACCTCGAATTTCACCGCAGATAAACCGATATTCCTCGTAGCTCTTGGCTGAGCTATTACCTAGACCGTCAGATAGTTGTGCCCGACGTTCTCTAATTTCTTTCAATATCGCTTCAATCGCGTTCATTTACTCTTCCCTTTCTGTGGGGGTGGGCGATTAGCCTGCTGTTGACGCTGTCTCTGTAGGTCTATACCCGCTCTAAAACCTTCAGACTCTTGTTGTCTGTTACTACGCATCCGGTCGCTCTCGACCTTGACTGCCATATTTGCCCCGGCAATCTCTTTCTGTGCATCGATCCGCGCCATCTCAATCTGCAACTGC